AAACCCTTCAAAACTATTCAGAGAGCACTGATAGAGTCTGCTAGATTTTCATATGTAGCAGGTAATGATAATGATTTAGTAGAAAGAACAACAATATTACTTTTTCCAGGCAATCACATCGTAGATAATAGACCAGGTTTTGCAATCAAAGACGAGAGTGGAGTTGCAAAGTCAGTCAGTCCAAGTGGATCTGTAGAAGGTGCATTAAATACATTTACTTTAACTTTAAATTCTAATTTTGATTTAACACAAGAAGATAATATTCTTTATAAATTCAACAGTGTGAATGGAGGTGTAGTTGTACCAAGAGGTACATCTATTGTTGGTTTAGATTTAAGAAAAACGAAAATAAGACCATTATATGTTCCAAACCCAACTGACAATAACGTTCTACAATCAGCAATATTCAGAATAACAGGTGCTTGTTATTTCTGGCAGTTTACTTTTTTTGATGCAGATGAGACTGGTGTTGTTTATACAGATCCAACAGACTTCAGCACAAATAATCAATCAAAACCAACTTTTTCACATCATAAACTAACTTGTTTTGAATATGCAGATGGTGTTACTAAATTACCACAGTTTAGTGATTTAACTGATTTAGATATTTACTATAGTAAATTATCTAATGCATACAATGAAGCTGCAGCAAGAAGAGCAATAACTCAAAAGTATCCTATTGCACCAAAAGGATTTGCACCACAACGACCTGAATTTGAAATTGTTGGTGCATTTGCTACAGACCCCTTAAAAATATCTAAAATAGAGTCTGGAAGTGGTGACGTGCCAGGTCAAGTTGTTACAGTTACAACTAATGTAAAACATAATTTGACAGGTGGAACACCAATAAAAATTCGTGGTATAAACGTATCAGATTACAATATATCTACAAAAGTATCAAATGTCATAGATGATACTCGATTCCAGTACTCATTACCATTTGTTAGACCAAACTTACCAGCAGGTGAAGCAGGTGGATTAAGTTCAGCAAACGGACAGGTATTAGTTGAAACTGATACTGTTTCTGGAGCATCTCCTTACATCTTTAATACTTCTTTAAGATCAGTTTTTGGTATGCAGGGTATGCATGCTGATGGTAAGAAAGCAACTGGTTTTAGATCAATGGTTGTGGCACAGTTTACTGCTGTATCACTTCAAAAAGATGACCGAGCATTCGTAAAATACAATCCATCTAATAGAAGTTATAGTGGTATCGTATTTTCAAAACAATCTGGAGCACTTTTATCATCTGAATCATCATCAACTAATCCAGAATTTGTATATCATTTAGATCAGGAAGCAAATTATCGTAAGGGTTGGAGAACAAGTCACATTAAAGTATCTAATGATGCTGTCGTACAGATTGTATCTGTTTTTGCGATTGGTTTCCATAGTCATTTCAATATGATTAATGGTGCTGACGCATCAATCACAAACTCTAACTCTAACTTTGGTACATTTTCTCTCGCTGCTGAAGGATTTAAAAAAGATGCCTTTGCAAAAGATGATAAAGGTTTTATAACTTCAATCATCACTCCAAGATCCGTTGTAACAAACGATCAAGAGATTGAATTTTTACAATTAATCAAGGATAGTGCATCGAGCACATCAAAACTATATCTATTTGGGCAAACTTCTTTAACTGTTCCACCATCACATATTGTACAAGGATTTAGATTAGGTGCAAAGGTAAATGAAAAAATATTTGTAGATGCTTCTGATGGTAATACGTACGAAGCAGTTGTTGTAATGTCGAATGGTGCATCAACTGGAACATCTGATACATCACAAAAGACATACGAAGCAACTCACTCTGCAGCTACTGCATCAAAGAAAAATGTATTCACTGTCGGCACTCACGCATTACAAAATGGTGAGTCAATTAGAATTATCGCTGATAATGGAGATTTACCTGAAAATATTGATCCTCACACAATTTACTTTGCAATTACAAACGCTGGAGACTCAGATCTATCTGCAACTGAAATTCGTATCGCATCATCTAAAACAAATGCAGATCTTGCAGACCCAGTATTTTTAAACACAATTGCTGATCCATCTGATAAATTTTCAGTTATTAGTCGTGTTTCAGATAAAAAACCAGGTGAAGCAGGACATCCAATTCAATATGATACAGCAAGAAGTAGATGGTTTGTCCACACACTCGCTGCAGGTAATACCCTACACGCAAAAATAAATGATGGTACGATTGGAACTGATGATATATCTTACATTGTAAGGAAGGATGATGATAGAAGTTTAGATGAGAAGGTGTACAAATTAAGATATGTAGTACCAAAAGAACTCACAAATGGAAGAGATCCAACTGACGGATTTGTACTACAAGACTCAAACTTTACTACAGTCTTAGCTGATGGAGATTTTACAAAAACATCTATCACTGCATCAAATTATGATTTTGATCGTAATACCAGATTTATTTCACAGGCAAGTTTCGATAGCACACTTAATCTTGTGCTTCTTCGTACAGACAAACCTCACAATGTAAATGTTGGTGATCAGATAGTTGTTCAAAATGTACAAAGTTCTACCAATACATCAGCACTTGATGGAAAAGGATATAATGGCACATTTATTGTTAGTGCTGTTGTAAATGACAAAGAATTTAAATATTCTAATACTGATGTTGAAAATGTAACACACACTGTTGGCACATTTGTAAACAACACACATACTCGCACAACATTACTACCAAGATTTAGTCGAAATGATAATAAAGGGAACTTCTTTGTTTATCGAACAGAGATAGTTACACCATATATTGAGGGTATTCAAGATGGTATTTACCACTTATTTGTATTGAATAGTAATAATGCAATGAGTGATCCATCAGGACAATTTACTGATGAGAAATACAATCAAAATATTGTTAACTTATATCCAGAGTATGATCGTGACAATATTGATGCAAACCCACCAGAAGCTACATCATTTGCTAAGAGATTTCCACTTGGTGATGTTGTAACTAACGATCTCAAGAAGAGTATCACCAGAGAAACAACAAATAATTTTATTGAAACTTTTGATGTTTCAAATACTGTTAGTTTAGCAACTAACAATAATAATAACGCTGTATTAACCTTTACAGAGGAACACGGACTTGGATCTTTAAAGAGACATAATGCGTTAAATGGAGGATCAGGTCATACAAATGGAACTTATTTCAATATTAAATTATTTAATACCAATGCAGTTCCAGCATCTGCAGTTTGGGATGGAGCGACTGCTGATGTAACTGTATCAGGGGGATCAGTTACTGCTGTTAATGTTGTTGAAGGTGGTTCTGCATATACCAATGGTGAACAATTATTCTTTGACAGTTCACCAGTCGCTGATGGTGGTATTGCTGGTAGTCCAAGTGGAAATATTACTATTAATACAGCAGGTATTTCAACTGCAACTGGTAATTATGTTCAAGTGACTGGTATCACAACAGGAACTGACTCATATCATCGTATTACTGCAGTAAACAATACAAAACAAATAGTTGTTGCTAAAACTGCATCTGAGTCTATTTTAAATGGTCAACAAGTAATCGACTTAGGACCTTGGGCTGCTGTTGGTAGTGCATCTTTCTCATCATTAGTAACAACATTTAATACTACAGCAGCACATGGACTTGTTGTTGGTAATAAGTTTAGAGTATTGAATAGTAGTGATGTTAATCTTGGAGATTTCATAGTTGCGAGTGTTGCAAGTGTTACTCAATTTACAGCAATTACTACAACAGCATTGGCAGATCCGAAATATATTCTTAAACATGGTTTGTCTGATAACGAAGCTTTATCGGGTAAGGATGGTGAAAATCTAGGAGTTAGGGGTCTATCACTATTTGATCATGAAACATTGAAATTAAATGAAGTTATCACATCTTCAGACTCCTCATTTAAAGTCACATTACCTGATGGAACTGTTAATGCATTGTCAATAACAAATCGTTTTCCACTTGGTTCTTACTTAGAAATCGAGGGAGAAATAATGAGAGTTTCCTCCAATATATTAGGAGGAAGTGGAGATGAATTAGCAGTAATTCGTGGTGCATTAGGTACAATAAGTTCTGCACATCCAGCGAATTCAAAAATAAAGAAAATAAAACCAATACCAATTGAACTTCGTAGACCATCTATATTAAGAGCATCAGGACATACGTTTGAATATGTTGGTTATGGTCCAGGTAACTACTCAACAGCACTACCTCAACTTCAAAATAGGTCTTTATCAGAAAGAGAAGAGTTCTTAACTCAGTCTCAAGAAACATCTTGTGGTAATGTAGTTTACACAGGTATGAATGATAAGGGTGACTTCTATATTGGAAATACCAAGATTGCATCTGCCAGTGGACAACAGACAACATTTGATATTCCAATACCAACTATTACAGGAGAGGATCCAAATCGTTTAAGTCTTGTTGCTGACGAAGTAATTATCAAGGAGAGATTATTAGTTGAGGGTGGATCATCAAAACAAATATTATCTCAGTTTGATGGTCCCGTTACATTCAATGAGAATGTAAGATTAGCAAATCAGAATAAGAGATTAGATGTCACTGGTGAGATTAAAGTTGCTTCAACTGGTAATATTAGAGTTCACAATGTAACTAACTCAACAAGCACTACCACAGGCTCAATTGTTACACTAGGTGGTGTCGGTATTGGAAAGAGTATGCATATTGGTGGTGATATAGTTGGATTGAATACACCTGATATAGTGGGATTTGGTTCAATCACTGCTGCTTCATTCTTTGGTGATGGAGCTGGACTAACAAATACAGGTGCTCAATTATCATCTGCTACTTCTGGAACAGAAAGAGTTGTCCTTACTAATTTGACTAGTGGCACAATGGTGACTGCTAAGACTGATCCTCAACTCGAATTTAATTTCGGAACTAATACACTTTCTTGTACAAATTTTTCAGGTGCTCTTGATGGAAATGCAACTTCGTCATCAACATCTGCTAATTTAAGTTTTGGATCTGCTAATCAAGTTGTATTTAAGAATGGTTCTAATAATGGTGCAACATCTTCTACTCTTACATTTAATGGCACTCAACTCAATTGTACTAACAATATAAGAGCAAATGATATAACACTTGGATTGACTGATGGTACAACAATAAACACTACTTCTGGTGATCTAAAATTAGATTCATCAAATGATAAAGTTGATATTCAAGCAAGATTAGATGTAGATGGTCTTGTTGAACTTAAATCTGCAAATCCAAGTGGAACTCTTGCATCTGATAATGCTGCTGTTAAGATTACAAATAGTTTAGGTGTTGGTGGTAAAATTTTTGCTGCTGATGATATCATTGCTTTTAATTCTTCAGATAGAAATCTAAAAGATAATATCACTGTAATACCGAACGCACTAGATAAAATCAATGCAATAAGTGGTAATACATTTACTTGGAAAACATCTGCAACTACTCCAGAATATTTTCAAGGGATTACTGATGATACAGGTGTTATTGCTCAAGAGGTTGAGGCACTTGGATTACCAGGCATCACAACCACAAGGGATGATGGAACAAAAGCAGTTCGTTATGAAAAATTAATTCCTATTCTAATACAAGCAGTAAAAGAACTTTCTGCGAAAGTTACTGCACTTGAGGGTTCATAAATAACTAAAAAAATAACTGATGGCAAATATCAAGAAGAATTTTAATTTTCGTAACGGTGTACAGGTAGATGATGACAACCTGTTAGTAACGGCTACTGGTCTGGTTGGCATCGGAACCACTGTGCCTACGGAAGCTCTTGATGTTCGTGGAAATGTAAAGATTATTGGTGATGCAACAATCACAAATGCTACGGTTGGTATACTTACTCTTACTGAAGTTGTTCCAACTCAAATCATTGGAGCTGGTGTTAGTATAAAGAGTGGAATTGTTACTGCACAGGGAGCAGGTATAGTTACATTTTATGGTGATGCAAGATTTTTACAGGGTATGCCAACCTCACAGTGGCAAGATGTTGATGTAGGATTAGGATATACAAGTATTTTTAATACTGGAGGCAACGTTGGTATTGCAACCACAGATCCAAGAACCAGTATGCAAGTTGGTAATAATGTTGATGCTGGTCAGAGAGGAGTTGGAATAAGTTCTGCTGGAAATATAAATGCGTCTGGTATTATATCTGCAACTACATTTAATGGTGCATTGACTGGAAATGTTACTGGAAATGTTACTGGAAATGTTACTGGTAACTTAACAGGTGTTGCTGCCTCAACAACACAACTACAAAATGCAAGAAATATTGGTGGTGTGTCGTTTGATGGTACATCAGATATAAATTTACCAGGTGTGAATATAGCAGGTAATCAAAATACATCTGGAACAGCTTCAAATCTATCTGGTACTCCGAGTATTAATATTACAGATTTAGATGTAAATGGTCATGCAAATTTAGATAATGTTTCTGTGGCTGGTGTCACTACATTTGCAGGTATAATTGAGGGAATAGCAGGTCAAAATAAGATACCATTCTTATATTCTAGTATGACAGATCTACCATCTGCTGGTAGTTATCATGGTGCTGTAGCACACGTTCATGCAACAGGATCACTATATTATGCACACGCAGGTAATTGGTGGGAGTTAGTAAATAAAGAATCTGATGGAAGAGTAGGAACAGGAACAGAAGTATATAATGTTGCAAGTATCAACTCATCTGGTATAATCACAGCAGCAACAGAATTAAATACACCATTGATTGGTGTTGGAACTGATGCTCCTGCAAATGCTATTCAAGTTAGAAAAACTGGCAACGCAGAAATACAAGTAACTAGTGATACAGGTATTGCAGCATTAACAATTGGAAGAGAAGCAGGTACTAGCAATACAAACAACGCAGAGTTTAGATTTGGTCGTGTTCCAGGTGCTACTTACAGTTCTGATCAGTCACTTGATATAATAAATTATGGCATAGGTAACTTTAACTATCATTTAAGTGCTGCAAACGCTGGAAATATAGATGGTGATTTCCATTGGCACAAAGGTATTAATAACTCTAGATTAATGACCCTCACTGGAATAGGAGGCTCATTAGGTATAGGAATCACAACTCCTAGCAGTTCTCTCCATGTTATCGGACAAGCAACTATCAGTGGTAATGTTGTATTAGGTGGAGATTTAGATGTTACTGGAAATGCTGCCTTAAATGTTATTGGTCAAGTTACAGGACACTTAACTGGAAATGTGAACGCAACCACTGGGGTATCAACATTCAAGAGATTAGATTTAGATACCACAAGTTACTATGAATTTGGTGAATTATCTGCTTCTGCAGTTGGTATTGGTACCACAATGGGCACTTATCAATTAGCTGTAAATGATGATGCCGATAAAAAATTCTTTATCACTGATAGTGGAAATGTTGGTATAAGAACTGATGACAATTTTGGAAGTGAATTATATGTTAGTGGAGACGTAGTTCTAAGAGAAGCACTTGGTGTTGGAACAACTCAACCGAATTCGGTTGTTGATTTCTCTAGTGCTGGACAAGGACTTGTAGGTGTAAAAGCTAACAGAATGTTTATGGTTCCTCCGAAGGTAACAAATGCACAAAGAGGTAATTTAACAGGTCTAGTATCAGGTGCCATGATATATAATACAAACTTAAATAAACTTCAAGTTTACAATGGTAGTGCTTGGGAGACTATTACAAGTTCATAATGACTATTAAATCATCAGGAAATCAATTATCATTCTCTGAAATAGAGGCAGAATTCGGAGATAATCCTGCCAGAAGTTTGGGACAGTATAGAAGAGATGACCCTTCAGGTAATTTTGATAATGCTTCTCCTTCGGGTAGTTCATTATCAAATCTTCCATTAGACACTGGGATACCCACCTCTGGAGAAATAAAATTTAGTCAGTTTTATGGTAAAAAACTTAATATGATTGTTGACTACTTTGCTGATACAGGATCAGCAAATGGAGAAGCAGATAATGTTTTGAATCGACAAGATGATGGTGCAAATACTATGGCAGCGACTTGGCGATACAATAATCAATCTAATAGAGTCAAAGTTGTTGGTGGTTTTAGGAGTAGACCATTAGGAAGTATATCAAATTATGCATTAACATCATCAGATTGGGGTGGTGGTAAAAAAGTTTTTATTAATGTAAATAAACAAATTGGTAGTGCTAAATCAGGTACAAACTCTGATAGAAATAAGGTTGCATTAAGGACAGGAAACTGGCCATCAGGAACAACTTTACAAATTGATATTGGATCTTCTGGTAGAATTCAAGGAGCTGGTGGTAATGGAAGACAAGGAGCGACTAGTTCTGGTACACCGAGTCAAGCATTTACAGGTACAAGTGGTTTAGGTGTTGAGTATCCAGCACAAATTAATAACAGTGGAACCATAAGATGTGGTTATGGTGGCGGTGGAGGAGGAGGAGGTTCCAACTCAAACCCAAACAAAAACCCCAGAGACTTCGGTAGGTCTGGTGGCGGTGGTGGCGGTGGTGCTGGCATCCCTGCAGGTGATGGAGGTCCTGAGAATACTGGTGGTTATGGATCTGCTGGTGCTGGTGGTCCATCAGATCAAAACGGAAAAGGTAAAGCAGGTTCTGACGCATCATTTGACGCTGGTGGTAATGGTGGCGGTGGTGGTGCACATGGAGAAGGAGGAGGACAAGCAGGATCTGGTGGAATTGGAGGAGATAGAATCGACGCTGCTGCCAGTGGTACCTCTGGAAGTCCCAACAACGGTGCAGGAGGTCAACCAGGATTAAATGGATATGGTTTAATATTCAGTTCAACCACAATTAAAAATAATTCTACAGGAGATAAAACCCTAGACTCTGCTGACGGTGGCGTTCAAGTTGGAAGTGTGCTATAATTAATTTATGGTAACAATTTTAGATGATATTGTAGGAAATCCTACATTTGAGAGTGACTGTATTCAAATTTTAGAAAACAATAAAAAGAATACAAACGAGAAAAATTTTAATGAAAGATGGTACTCATTAGATGAGGAACATATCTTTAAAGATTTTTGTGTTCAAATGGTCAATGTTGCTAGTAATTTCTTTGACCTGACTTCTTGTATAGGATATGAGTTTTGGTCACAAAATAACACAACACCAAGAGGTTGGCATATTGATCAAGATGAGCAACTAATTGGAACCACAGGTCAAACTAGATTTCCATTGTGTTCTATAGTATACTATTTAAAGATTGATAATTTAAGGAGAGGGAAATTACATATTGAAGATGATATTATAACACCTAAGTCAAATAGATTGGTTATATTTTCTCCTCAACTAAATCATTGTGTTGAACCATATATGGGAGATAGAGTTGTTCTTTGTGTTAATCCTTGGAGTGTAAAACTATGATACATGATTTTATATCAGTTTATGATAATTCATTCACATCTGATGAGTGTGAAGAGTATATTAATTTAATAGAACATTACATACTGAATGGAGTCATAACAAAGGAGGATAGGGCATATCATAACACAGATCATTTTTCTTTAAATTTTAATAATGATGTCAGTTATAATATTTTATCTGGTGACAATTTATCAATGGAATTTTTACCAAAAATAAAAGATTTTGTAGATGAGTATCTCAAAAAATTTAGTGTACTTGGTCAGGAAAAACTTTTAATTTACGATACAAAGGCAAAAAAAATCCCAGTTGGTGGTGGATTTCATAATTGGCACTACGAGAATACTGGTCTTCAAGTTTCTGCTAGAAAATTAGTAATTCAATTATATTTGAATACAATAGAGGAAGGTGGGGAGACAGAATTTTTATACATTAATAAAAGAATTAAGGCAGAGCAGGGGAGATTAATTATTTTTCCAGCAGCATTTACTCATACACATAGAGGTAATCCACCAATTGGACAAGACAAATACATAGTTTCAACTTGGGCAGTATCTCAGGATAATAATTGGCGATGAAAAAATTCAAAATCAAGAAAATAAAAATGGTCAATGCCAAAAACAAATATAATTGTGATTATTTGTTTTACATTAATACTTTTAAATTAAAATTCAAATGAATTCAAAAAATGCTTTTAAAAAATGTCGTGATGATGATTTTGCGATTTGTTCCTTAGACGTAAGCAAAGGATGGATAGGTATAGAACCAGAAGAATATAGTTACGGATTGTATTACTATGTGTTAAGAGGTTCCTGTAAATTTGGAGTACCTTTTAAGGATGGATATGATATTCTTAAAAAAGGAGATTTTTATTGTGCAAAAAATAAATTATATGATCATTTTTTAATTGAAGCTTTAGAAGATTTTTGTATGGTTGGTTTTAGTTCACTGGATAAAAAACAAGATTGGAGTGGAAAATTAGTATCAGGCAATACAGTAAAAGAGGAACGAGACTCTATTTTAATATGTTTAGATGGATCACCAGTCGTTGAAAATCAAGAATTATCTATTTTTGATTATGGTAATCTAGATGCGGGTATAGAATATGAAGTGGATGCAATTGATGGGATATTAGCAGTGTTTACCAAGAATTAATATATTCTAATCTATCTTTTACTGTCATATTATTTTTATAATGGTATCTGTAGTTTTCTACTAATTGTTTTGTATAAAATTCATAATTATTCATTTCCCATTCCTCTATTTTAGGAAGTTGACCTAGATATGGTTTATCATATGCTACTAACATACTTGCCCAATTATATCCATTAAGTAAAGTTTCAGCGTGATTTACCCACTCTTGTTTTAATTTCTTTTCAATCATAGTAGATACAGTCTCTAATACGTCTGTTGTTTTATATGCTCTCCAATAATCTGTATCCTGTCTATCTGATAATGAATAATGATATAAAACAAATTCCATTGTTTCGTTTAAAAATTTCTTCATCACCTTACTAACAATATTACTCTCCTTCTTTCCCCACACTTTATTTTTATTGATTAATTTTGAAATACTTTTTATAGTCACACATATAACCATAATTGAGGTTGACTCAAGAGGTTCGATAAAACTTTGACATAAACCATTAGCGATCACATTTTTTACTGCAACTCTATCCAGAGAACCACCAGTAAACTTAACAGATTTATCAGCTGTCCACTCCAAACCTTTTGATCTCCAGTGTTTTTTCATATGATTTTCAGCATCATCTACTGATAAAAAATCATCACAGTAAACAAATCCTGTTCCTATCCTACCCCAAGTTGGTGTTTCCCATATCCATCCATAATCTTGAGCAGCAGCTACAGTGCAAGGTTTATAACTTTGATGTTCAACTGTTCCCCATATGGCAGCATTATTGATTAATCTTTCATACTTGTTAAATGAAGTTAATTTATTAATTAATAATCTTTTAAATCCAGTGCAATCAATATATAAATCCGCATTTATTTTTGAACCATCATCAAGAGTTAAATTTTTTACACCGTTATCATCATATTCTACATCCTTTATTGTTCCTTTTATTTCTGTATATCTGTCAAGTGGAATATTATTACGGAGACTATTACCAAATTCGTGTGCATTAATATGATAACCATAGCCAGGAAATTTATTAAAATTAGATTTGTGTTGTTTAGTGTATGGACTTAATTGACGAGATAAAAGATATTCGCAACTACCCTGACTATTATTGTACCAATCAATATTATAATTAGGCAATCCTTTTTTTCTTTGAGTTAAAAAATATTCTACTGAACTAATTTCTTTTTTAAAAATATTTTTACCAAATTCAGTTGTTGGAGTATGAAATGATTGACCTGGTAATAAATCATCAAAGTTGTGCAACCATCTACTGCCTTTATTATTAAAATCTAGAAATTCAATACCATACTTATAGGATGCTTTAGCATTTTTCATCCATTTTACTTCATCAATACCGCAGACTTCAGCGACATGTTTTATTGTAGGTGTAGTACTTTCTCCAACACCTAAGTTATCTACCTCTTCACTATGAATGAT